GGTATAAACCTTGGCAAAAACCTAAATCTAAATGCCCAAATGACTAAATTATCAGATGCTGATGAAGCAATTCTAGCGAAAGTCTCTCATTTTCAAAGAGAAAATGCTAGAAAAGAACTTGAAGCTAAGTACGCTAAAAAAGAAACCACTACCACAAAAAAATAAAAAATGTTATTAATCATCAAACCCATCCTTTTCGCCTTTATTAAATCAGACTCAGTTAAGAAGCTAGTAATAGATTTACTAGAAGCTTATGTAAAGAGAACTGATAATAAACTTGATGATCAGGCACTTGCAATTGTAAAAACTAAACTATTTCAATCTTAATGGCTACAACTTATAATGAAGATGGTACTAGTAAAACTACTAGTAATACTAATAGAGGTATGACTGCTTGGATGCCACCACCACCAAAGAAAGAAAAGAAAGAAAAGCCTAAATCTCTAATTGAAAAACTGAAGGAAAGAAAGGAAGAAACAAACAGATACATAGATATGTTAAACTAATGGAACAAGTCAAAGTACTTCCTAAGAAGGCTACTGAAGACAAGTTTAATGAGTTACATAACCTCGTCACTGAAGACTTTCTACGGAGAGTCCGAAGTGGTGAGGCTAGTACAGCAGACTTGAAAGCTGCATGTGATTGGTTAAAGACCAATGATATCACAGGCGTAGCTTACGAAGGTAGTCCTCTTGATAAATTAAACAAGATCCTCCCAACGGTTAGCCCTGAACTAGTACAAAGGAGAATGTATGGCTCCAAAGCGCGCTAAGAATCCGGGTAAGACTTCTAAGTATTACCAATCTGCTAAAGGCCGGAAGTCCTATAATAAGCAGAAAAAGAAACAGAAGAAAATCAACAGTACGGCTGCTAAAAGAGCCTACCGTAAAGAGCTTTCACGTAAGCGTAGAGAGCTAGGTATAATGGGTAAAGGTGGTAAAGATGTAAGCCATAAAGGTAATCGTCTTAAACTTGAAATACCCAAGAAAAATCGTGCCCGTGGTGGTGCAAAACGTAAATAACCCCTTTACTAAATTATGACAGAATTAGAAAAAGCTAAGTCTAGATTAGATAAACTTACAAAATTTAATCTGATGGGTCCATACGAAGCTTATTTAAAAAAAAATGTGCGTAAAGAAAAGCATAATAATAAATGGGTTGATGTAGATATTAGTAAACCTAAAAATTCAGCAGGAATGCACCCTAAGTTTAATAGACAAGATGCTTTAAATCATAGTTATAAAAAATTAACTGGTAGTATAACTCCACTTCAAGATTATCAATATCAACAAAAACTTGCTAGATTGAATAAGTTAAAAAAGCAATCTGATCTTTCAATTCCTAATATGAAGAAAGATGCACTTTGGGTATTTAGGAGATCATTATCACCTAAAACTAGTACTGAAGGTAAAAGACAGATTGACTTTGCTAGAGAAGAAAGGATTGCTGCACTGGAGGAAGAAATAAAGACACAAGTAAAGGGTACTAGATATTATACTCCTCCAATTGAAGAAGCTACTGAACAGAAGAATCAAATCACAAATGAAGTTGATTCTAATGAAGCTGTATCTAATGAAGCTGTATCTAACTATAGTAACGTAGGAGCAGATACTAGTTATATTAAGGCAAATTCTCAAAGAGTAAATAATATAGCTAAGGATGAAGAAGTGCCAAAAGAATCTAAAAAAGAGCTAAATATACCAGCTAAAAAATCTACAAATGATCTAACTATATCAAGTACACATATAAAAGAAGGTCCATTTCCGGGTGGTACATCTACCAAAAGATGGGCATTAATGACTAAACCAGAAAGACAAGCAGCTAAAAGATATGGCTGAAGATAAGTACAAAACTCCTAAGGATATGCAGGAGATTTACGACAGAGATCGTAATATTCATGAAGGTGGAGACAAACTTGTTGAAGAAGCAGGGAAATTAGAAGGTCAAGAAAAGGTAGATAAATTATCAGAAGCTGCAGCTAAGAAAAAAGACATTTATAGTAGACTTAATAATGCTATAGAAGATAGAAGTAATCAAGCTTATCTAGGAGAACTTGGTATCGGTATTGCTGCTGACATGCTTCTACCTAGTCCTGATCCTATATCAAGAGGTTTAAATTTTGGTATAGGTTATGGTGCTAATGTCCTTGCTCAGATGTGGGAAGGAGAAGGATTCAGTCATGGTGAAGCAGTAGCTGCTGGTACTTATCAAGCTATTCCATTCGGAACAGTAGCCAAAGGATGGAAAGGTTTAACTAGAGCTGCAGCTAAAGGTAGTGTGGGTTCTGTAATAGGTGCGCAAGTTGAAACTGGTATTGATGAAGGTAGGTTACTTACAGCTGAAGAAGCTGGAACTGCATTTGCTACTGGAGGTGTCCTTGGTGGAGCCTTTAAAGGTGCTATAGATACTGGTGGTGCTATAAAAAGAGGTGTACAAACAGAAGGTTCTTTAGCTCATAAACTTCTCGGTGCAATAGATGGTGAACCTAGAGTTGCACTTGCAATGAGTGATGATGTAAATCTATCTAAACATTATAAAGATAAACTTGCTGTACATGAGAGAGCGTTAAATACTGATATGCTAGGAAGCGACCAACGTGCTTTAGCTAGAAGATCTAAAATAGATGCACAATTTGAACTTAATAAAGAAGGATTACCAGAAGGACCACGTAATATAAGAGCAGGTAGTACTGAAACAGCAAGAAGAGCTAAAGCTGCATGGAGTCTTGGTGAAGAAGTTGATCCACAAACTATTAAAATATTTGAGGAATCAAATCAGAGTATATTAGATGGTTATAATTATCGTCTTCATGGTGAAAAGATAAACGTTGGTAAAACCCAAGGTCATCATAAAGGTGTTGTTAGACAAATATTTGAAGCTTCTAATGGTTTAAATCGAAAGTTTAGAATCAAAAGTGCTAATTATATGCAAAAGAGAATAGGGTTTGAACTTGGATATCATGGTAGAAACGTTGCACCAGTACCTGAACGTTTTCATCCTAGAGTTCATGCAATAATAAATGACCGAATCTCCTCAAGTCCAGATTTATTCAATGTAGAAGGTGCAGCAAAAAGATTAGGTTTTCCTGAAAACTGGCAATCAGTTTTAACATTTGAAGAACGTAAACCTCTTTATAATGAAATAGCAGATGCTATAAGAGAAAGTGTAGATGCTATAAATACCAATTGGCAAGTTTTATTATCTAGAAGTGATGATCTAACAACTTATACTAAAGAAGAGTATTTAGATCTTATGTTACGACATAATAAACTTGATAAAAAATTAAGAGAAGTTGCTAGTCCAAGATTAATGGCTTCAAGGAAAAATTGGGATTTAAAAGATACTTCTACAACTGTACTTAATGAAATTTTATCTAAATCAAGAAAAGATTTAATGATTCCATTTATTGGAAAAGTTGAACCAAACATGACTCCAATAGTAAGGAAAGTATTAAATGAAGAAAATGGTTGGCAATTACTTAGAGAAATGATTTTAACTAATAAACCTTCGGAAACTATATTTAAAGCTAATCCAGAAATTAAATTAACTGTAGCTCAACGGAATTCTCTAGATAACTATGTACAATATATTAAAAATATAAAACGAGGTAAATCACTTTTACTAGATGAACAATCTGGTATGCGAGCTGAAGACTAACACACACACCTGAAATTAACGTATGGCTAATTTAAAAACAAAAACAGGAAGAAATAAAGTAGCAGGATGGACATCAGATGCTTCTGATATAGTAGGTAAAATCGGAGAAGGAACTAATCCTAATACATCTCTAAGAAAGGCATGGCAAGCACAAGATACTACTCTCCAAGACGAAGGTTCAACTAAAGCCTCTAAAAAAGCTAGTGCAACTGAAATAGCAATGCTTCAGTCTTATGACGAACAAAGAAAGGCAGTTGATAATATAATTACTAGACAGACATCCGAACAAACCTTATTAAGACCGGATGAAGGAGGTACTAAAAAAACCAAAAAGAAAAATGTAGATCCTTATTATGGATAACGTTGTATCTGCCCTACAACAAGACTTTAAACTATTCCTACAAGCCCTATGGGAGCAGTTAGGTCTTCCATCACCTACTAGGGCTCAATATTCAATAGCAGATTATCTTCAACATGGACCAAAGAGATTACAGATCCAAGCCTTTAGAGGTGTTGGTAAATCTTGGATTACTGGTGCTTTTGTGTTATGGACACTCTTTAAAGATCCTGAGAAAAAGATAATGATTATTTCCGCATCTAAAGAACGTGCGGATAATATGTCAATCTTCTTACAAAAACTAATTATTGAAACACCATGGCTAAATCATCTTCGCCCCAAAGCAGACGATTCTCGTTGGAGTCGCATCAGTTTCGACGTCGCTTGTTCGCCTCACCAAGCACCAAGCGTAAAGTCAGTCGGTATCACTGGTCAGCTAACAGGAAGTCGCGCAGATTTGATGATACTAGACGATATAGAAGTCCCCGGAAACTCCATGACGGAGCTTATGCGTGAAAAACTTTTACAACTCTGTACTGAAGCCGAATCTATCCTCACACCCAAGGATGATAGCCGTATTATGTATCTCGGGACTCCTCAGACTACTTTTACTGTTTATCGTAAGTTGGCAGAGCGTTCGTATCGTCCCTTTGTTTGGCCAGCACGATATCCCCGAAAAGGAAAGCTTAGTCAATACGAAGGACTTCTAGCACCTGCTATACAAGAAGATATAGATGAAGGTGTAGAAGAATGGTCTTGTACAGATGATAGATTCAATAATGACGACCTAATAGAACGTGAAGCATCTATGGGTCGTTCTAACTTTATGCTTCAATTTCAACTAGACACAAGCTTATCAGATGCAGAGAAATTCCCTCTTAAGATGGCTGACTTGGTTGTTACCAGCGTCAACCCTACTACTGCACCCGATAACGTTGTTTGGTGCTCAGATCCTTCCAATGTCATCAAAGATCTCCCTACAGTCGGACTCCCCGGTGACTACTTTTACTCTCCAATGCAGTTATCTGGAGAGTGGACACCCTACACCGAAACAGTTTGCTCAGTTGACCCATCTGGACGAGGAACAGATGAGACAGCAGCTGCTTTTATATCCCAAAAGAACGGGTTCCTATATCTGCATGAAATGCGAGCTTACAGAGACGGATACTCAGACAATACCTTGTTGGACATTCTTCGAGGATGTAGGAGATATAACGTTACCAAACTCGTTATAGAGACAAACTTTGGTGATGGTATTGTAAGTGAACTATTTAAGAAACACTTACAACAGACCAAACAAGCTATAGATATAGAGGAAGTTAGAGCTAATGTTAGGAAGGAAGATAGGATCATTGATAGCTTGGAGCCAGTTCTTAATCAACATCGTCTTTGTGTTGACAAGAGTGTTATTGAGTGGGATTATAAGTCTAATCCTGATGCACCTCCAGAACTTCGTCTTATGTACATGCTTTTCTATCAGATGTCACGTATGTGTCGTGAAAAAGGAGCCGTTAAGCACGACGATAGACTGGACTGTCTTGCCCAAGGTGTACAATACTTCACAGATGCCCTCTCTATTAGCGCTCAGGAGGCCGTCAACCTGCGTAAAAGAGATGAATGGAACTCTATGCTACAAGACTTCATAGAGCACCCTCACAGCTCCGCTAACCACCTAGTCTTTAATATGACTCCAGAGCAAAGAAATAAGGCTAATGGTAAGGATACTGGAAAGCCTCTCCCTACTTGGGTTTAGACCAATCACCCCTGTATACAGGGGAAGGGAAGGGTGGACCCGACCCCTCAGAGGGAATTCGTTGATCTCACGACCAACCATTCCCTCTTATCCTAATATCATCATTTGATATTCCTATAAACACTACCAATGACTACACCTAAACCCCCTAAACAACTTAAACAGCGTTATTATTACTACTTCTGGTCAATAGCTACTCTAGCAGTCGTACTTGGACAAGTATATGTAGCTATCTCATACCGTGGTTTAACTGATGCTCTCTATAAAACTCTTATCCCTTAAATTTTAACATAAATTTTTGAAGCCAAGTATCGACGTACGCAGGGGCGCAAGTTCCCCCATGGTAGGTAAAAAATCGCAACAAGGACGAATATTACTGTCATTTCGCAACAAGGAGGCTTATTTGTTTATAATTTTAATCCTATCTGTAGCGACACCAAAATAAGAGATGAGAATCCAGTGTAGTACTGAATAGTACTGTATTATCATAGATAGACTCAATGATACTGTGTGGTATTCAAGACAAACTATATACAGATCAACAAAGCTATGGTTATAATAGATACATCGAGACAACAAGTCTTGATAACATATCCAAAACTATCTAGAAATCGTCTATAAACTAACCAGAGTTCAACTACTTATTAATCACTGTTTAATTATTATTAATCACATTGAATAAGAGTATAAAAAGAATGTGTTGTTATTGCTTTATAGAATGTACAGATTGAGGATATTTAATAGTAATACTAAATACGCTGCGG